TCACCTTTTACTTCAAAATATCTAAATCCTGTACCAATTTCTGTACGCTCTGTAGCAGCCGCCCAATACCCTTGATCAGAGGCAAGCTCATCATCTGTACCGCTGTCTGCACTAGGCACAGTGAGTAGCATGGCTCCTTCTTTGTCTTGGATTGGGGTGAAGGTTACGTAGATTTTAGTGATGTCATTGGTTCCATCGTAGACAACAGCATCAACAGCTGGATCGGGTTTTACAGGACGTGTTGCAAAATCAAGACAAGAGTTACCATCAATGCTAGAAGTTTCAGCAATGACATTACCGTTAGGAAGTTCATCCAATTCAAGCTTACCAATGGTGTACTCATCTTCATGCTGTCCTACAACGTATACAGCATCGTTGACAATCTTAGCAGCTTGAATAGTGTTAGGCAGTTGCCACTTACTCCAAGCTTGGAATAGATCTTCCTTACCGTTGTTATAGTACCTATAGATGTAGAGATAAGAGGTATCCCTATCAACAAGCATAATAACAGAGTTAGGTGGGCTTGTAGACATACCATCTACAGTGTCTGGAATCCACTCCATTACAGCTTTACTGATGTCTACAACAATAGGTGTCTGCTCTACATCACGTAGCTGCAGGGTAAATAGTTTGCTGTACCCAGGTACACGACTAACAAAAGCAGGTGAAGTACCTACGTCAATAGGTGCAATATCTGTAGCCATCTCATAGTTAGAGAGTGCACGGATCACAGCAGAGCTAGGTGTAAGAATACTAGCGTCAGTTGCATACAGTTGAAACTGTTGACGTTCACTAAACAACAGAAGACCCTGTGGTGAAGGCAAGACATCAGACAACGTAACAGGACGTACACTAGATACGTTCAAGTCAATCGGATCTGAGTCAACTTGAGTTAGTGCAGATTTAGCAAAGAAGTTATAGGAATCGTTAGCTACACCAAGGATTACGTTATCTTGAGATAGCATCCCAAAACGGTTGCTGTAGAAGAATGTTGAACTAATAGCAGAACCAATAAATGAAGGTTGAGGATTAGTTGTATCATCTCCAGCAAGCCTATCAGTCCAAGTAATAGGACCAAAGGTAAATGTAGTGGCACCTGTATTAACCAACTCATGGGGCATGGTCGCGTTATTAAGACCAGGAGACACGTCACGTGCTACTGTTTCCTTCCAGTAACCGTCACCTCTAGTGCCGTTGTATGCTACGTATTCAACATAATAATCATCTTCTGCTGAATCAGAATTAAGGATCTTTACGTGGTCACCTTGACGTGATTCCAGTGGTAATTTGGATACGTCAGTTACTTCATCTTGAAAAGACTCAAGATAATCATTAATAAGACCACCTCGTGCACTTAACGTAAAGGCAAGAGGTGTACCACCAGGAGCTGTGTAATCAGTCACAACGCCAGTAGCTTCATTAGTACGTCTAATTACAAGGCTATTTCTGTAACCTTCTAGATACCACCTTCCAGTAAAATCAGGATCACTAGCACCCTGCCTAGCAAGAATGTGAGCCCTGATTGCATCCATCATATGATGATTTGTGTTGACATCACTTGAGTCATACAGCAACATGTCATCAAACGTTTCAGTTGATTGAGGGGCAAACTGAATAGCATCACCCTGCAAGGTTACAGTATAGGTAGAAGTATCTACATTAAGTAGCTTAATTACACCGACAGACTTAGCAACATACGAACCTGCAGCCTGCATAGCAGTGTTGACAGTTTTGTTGGTAATAATTGTAGTGTCTTGAATGCTACGGAAATGATAGTCGTTTTGGTTACTACCTGTAAGGTAAGCACTACCAGTGTTAGTTACAGTGCAAAACGTGCCTTCATCTGCAGTCCACACAAAGATGTCAGCACCTTTAATACAACCAATGTAAGACCCAGCAGTAGCACGGTCAATAAAGAACCAAGACGCATCTTCTAGTTCACTCTCTGTAAATGCATCACCATTAGCTTTACGCAATACATTAGTATATTGCATACCGGGTCTTTTAAGAAGACCAAAGGTAGGGTCAGGATAACCGTTAATACACTCAGTTAGCTGACCTTCTAGTTTCTTGTCGTCATTTTGTTTAGAGACACCACCAAGAAAATTAGGTGTCAGTTGAGTTACTGCTGGCATTAGCGTTGCAAGGTATGGTACGGCTGATAGCTTTGATAATAGTTTCCAGTCTTAGGACTTCCGAAGTAAGTGTAGTCACCTTGGTTGCACTCATACTCCATTGCCATAGCACGTGCAAAAGCTTCTTTTTGTTGAAGCATTTGGAATTGATTTGGGTCACCGACAACACGGCTAGACACAATAGCAGCAGCACGTGCTACGATAAATGCCTGAACAGGTTGAGGGATGTTCTCCCAATCAAAGTACCAAGTAATATCTACATAGAGTTTTTCGTCAGTCCACTTATTAGAATGGGCAATACGGTCATAGAGTTTACCTCCACGGTTAATAGAATCCCTACCCATGTTTTGAGTGTAGGATGAGTTAAGATCCATTTGAAGAATGTTATTAGCAATCTTCACTTCATTATTAGAATCAGGTGTAACGGGATAATCCAATTCTTTATTGAAAGACCAGCCTTCAGACTGGACTTCACGTGAGACTTCCCTCAGGGTGTTGAGTGCAATCGCAACGTCCGGGTTGGTTTGAGTTTCAACTCTACTTGTAACATTAGATTGAGTCAAGCTAGCTTGGGTAACAGTGTTGCCTACATTGCTAGTATGATTGATGTTTAAGGTATGGTTATAATAGATAGGGCTTAACGTAAGAGCTGCATTAGCTGCAGTAGTAGAAGCGCTGATAGTATATGTAAAATTACCACCACCAATATCGGTAGGGCCACTGTCTACAGTGACAGCAGTAGTAATTGTAGAGCTACTAATTGATACACCTTTAGGGATAAAAGCTGAGGTCGAAGTAAGTGTAGTACCTGAAGCACTAGCGCTTGGGGTAAACAAAGTACGTGCTGTAGAAATAGAAGTGTTGTCTTCTACACCAGTACCACTAATATAAGACCCTTGGGTTAAATCACTTTTAGAAGTATAAAGAGTAGTACCATTAATATAACCAGTAAACCTAGAGGTTTCACTAAGTACAAGAGTTTCTTCAGTTGTCAACGTGGTTACAGGAGCCTGACCAACTGACGCCAGGATCTGATTAACAGCTTGTAGCTCAGTGTTGGAGCCAGTAGTAGGAAAAGGCATAATTGTAAATGAGTTTTATTCTCAATAAAGAATTAAAAAAAAGGAGCCCCCGAAGAGGCTCCCAAAAAAAGATCAGAATGCAGAAGGTGCAGTGTTGGTAGCATAAAGCTCAACAGCAGCAGCAGGATTCAGGTAGTCAGCGCCCATGGCGAGACGACCCAGGATCACATCACCCTGATAGATAACGGAGACATCACCGCTGGTGACTTGCACCTGAGGAGCGATGGCTTCCACACAACCAGCAGCTTCACGCTGGAAGATCAGACCACAGGAAGTGGCGCCGACTTCAGCAGCAGTACCGTAGTCATTGTTGACACCAGTGGTAGCATTAGAAGCATCCTCAAGGGTAGTACCAATGAAGGAACCGGTGTTGCCAGGATCAGCAACAGCACCGCCGTAGTTCACACCATACTTGCCGAAGAAAGGAATGTTCATCGACTTGTAGATCTTGATACCAGCGATTTCCACGATACCCTCACCACCTTGCAGTGCGGTACCTTGGACATCACGGTTCACAAGACCGTTAGAACCAACAGCTTGGATCAGTTCATAGTACTGACGGGGGTTCAGGACGGCAACACGGCCATCGGAAGACACACCCTTTTCGTCCAGAGCAGCGGCAGCATCATAGAATGCAGCAACCAGCTTGGCAGAATCATAAGCATCAGCTTCAGCACCAGCGCCGGAGCCAACCTGGATCTGAGTACCACCGGGCTCAACATAGCCGGTAGCAGAGATCGGAGAAGCTTGACGTGCACCACGAGTGATGGCACGGAAGATGTAACGGTCATACTTTTCAGCAAGAGCGTAGCCGATCTTACGGGAGATCTCAGAACGCAGATCATAATGAGAAAGGGTCTCATCAAGGTCATAAACGAATGCACTGGAGATCAGCAGGTCGTCAACCGTGATGGTCTTCTCAGCCACCGGGGGTGCATTGTTGCTATCACCCAGGATGCTGTTACCAGGAGTATGGAACTCACTCTTGGTACGACCGGTGTAGATGAACTGGAGAGACTTACCGTTCTTAAGGGTACGCTTCATCACCAGATCGCGAGCGATGGTGTTGTGCTGGAAGCCCTTGAACATCTCACCAGAGAAGAGTTTCAGATAAAG